CTCTTGGCATATCTGTTTAAGTATGGAGTGTTCCAACCATAGGGGATTTGTGCGACAACTGTTCCTGCTGGCATATCAGCACTTATCTCAATCTCAGTATCTGAGTCGAGTTCTTGTTGGTACCCCAGATCTTTAAGATCGAACTGAATAGCACCAACTGTTGACATGTCGGGTGCTCCAATTGGGTTTAGTGTTGTTTGTTCCATGCCCATGATCGCAGATTGAATATCCTCTCCGGATGAAACAAGTGTAGGAGCAATACCTGTAGGCTGTGGATTTGGTTGATGTGGTAATGTACTTTCCTGTTGGTATCGACTCGCCTGACTAATAGTTGCTGGCTCAATAGGTGTATCTGCATTGGCTTTGTTTGTTGTTCCAATGGTGATAGAAAAGTCATCACCTTTAATGTCAAAGTGTTTTGTAAAGAGTCTTGTTATTTCATCCATATCTTTTTCGCTCAAAGTCTTTTCGACTGAACCGATTCTTATGATGCCAATGTTCTTTTGCTCGGAGTTTATTGTTGCTTTTAATTTCTCACAAGCTTCTCTTTTCGCTTGTTGTTTAGTTCGTCCATGACCTTTCTCTTCATAAAAGTCTTTCTTGTTCTTCAGATTGACTGTTGCATTCCACTCGGTTGTCCCGTCCATAGAGTAAGTAAAAACTGGGGTTGCAAGACAGTTTGTCTGGACATATTCATTTAACCACATATCTGCCATTTTGTTAAATTTACTTTGTAGTAAAATATTTTCTGTTGAATAAAATGAAGCGTTTGATTCAATAGATTGATGTATGAGGTTTCCAGCTGCCTGTAAAGTTGGATGTTTACTTTCATTGATAACATATCCAATAAAGTAATCTACGTAACTCTTATGAGGAAACAAGTCAATAGATATGTTATAGTGCTTTGCTAATGCAATAGCACCTTTTGCGATTTTATCAAAGTATTCCTTTCCATGAAGTGAAGCTTCGAATAACGCGACATTAATGTTCATTGATATTTGGTCTTTTGTCTCAGAAGCTAAATAAAACAAACATGATGTTATAGATGCTGTTTTAAGACACGGTGCATATATATTAGGTCGCAACTCTCTGTATACGCGTGAACAAAAAGAAACTTCACCTTCAAGCTTTGGTTTTGTTAATGTTAAATTAAACCGTGAAGCATCAATGAATAAGTCGTCAAATGTTATTTTTACTCTTTTTGATATTTTCC